GCATATTTGAACTTGTTTGACAGCCCCTCCCAGGGGGTGGTATACTTAAATATATCGCTTTGGGAGGGGTTTCTGCATGACTGTTATTGCAGTAGTTCGTGATGAAATAAACAATAAACTTTATATGGCAGGTGAACGTGGTGCATCTGACGACAATACCATATTATCATTAAGTAGTCCAAAGGTTTGGAAACTAGGTCCATATCTTATTGGTTATGCTGGAGCAATGGATGGTGAACGTATTCGCTATAACTTTAATCCATATGTACCAGACATTAAAGATACAGATAAGTTTATGCAAACAAAATTTATTAAACAACTTAAATCATTTTATAATGATTTTTGGGTAGATACATCTAAAGATGGTGATCTTGGTTTAATTATTGCAGTTCGTGGACAAATATATGAACATAGTTCTGCTGATATGTCTTTATCTAAATACACACTTCCTTATCTTGCAATGGGCTCAGGTGCTGAATATGCTTACGGTTATTTAAATGCTACAGAAAAAGCAAAAGATGCAAGAAAACGTGTAGTAGGGGCAGTAAACTGTGCAATTAAATTTAGCCCATCATGCATGGGTCCAGTTGACGTAGTTAGTGTTTAAAGGTATACTTAATATATGAATCATTCACATGAAGAAGATTTATCTCCAGAAGAAAAAGAATTTGGTATTTGGTTATCAAACGGTATTGAAAGGGGCTGGATAACACCGCCTTATTGCAATACTCATGATGGTGGATACGAATATATGGGAGAAGAAGAGCAAGAAGAATGGGAAGCAGGTGGCGACCCATGCCAACATGTCGTCAGATTGATGATATCGTAAAAATGAAAAGGAATAAAATGAAGTTAAAAAATAATATTTTTATAGGCAGTATTTTATCATTTATTATTTTATCTGTTTCACCTACATTTGCAAATGAAGAAGGTGTAACATATTATTGTCAAGGTATGGTTTGTACAACTACTCCTCCAGCACCAACATCAGTTGCAGCATTTGCAATAGTTGATCCTATAAATAATGAAGTTAAAAATGTTATAGTTGGTAATGTTGAATATTATGGAAATAATGATAAAACTGTAGGAAAAGAACATCCAGGATGTTCGTCAGAATGTAAGGTGGTTTTACAAGTACCATCAGATCCAGTTAGTGGAAATGTTGCTGGCTATAAATCATCTGAATCAATGGAAGTAACACATGATTCAGTAGAAAACTCATTTACAGTAAAACAAGATGGTGTTATAGTTCAAAAATTTATTTCTCCAGAAATAACTAAAACATCAAATTCAACAACTATAACTTCACTTGGTGTATCTTTTTCAGATACAAGTACTGTTAATTCTATTTTAGAACAAAATCAAAATAATACTCAAAGTGCAACTATTTCTGCTTCCAGTATTACAACAACAGGTAATTATATATCTTTGGTTTCTGAAAATCTTGTAATTGAAAAAAAGGTTACCCAAGAACAAGCAGTTACTATTATTAATAATAGTGGTAATAGTATTATGCATTCAAAAATTAATCGCCTGATGAAACTTCTTGGAGACTGGTTACTATAGTGGTATAATGGGTGGTGCACCTGCCAAATGGGGGTGCACTAACTTATTCGCTTGAAAGGGGAATAAAAATGGTAAATATGTCAACAAACTTTGCAATGGATCTATTTAATGATCCATTTTTTATTGGATTCAACAGAGAGTTGGGTCGTTTAAATAACGCACATAAGATCAATTCACAGTCGTATCCTCCATACGATCTTCTTAAACTAGATGAAGATACATACAGAATTTCAATCGCTCTTGCTGGATTTACAAAAGAGAATATTGATATTTCAGTAGATGGTGGTGCTCTTATTATTAATGGCGAGATTGTAGAAGTAACAGATGCAGAAGTAATTCATAAGGGTATTGCTGGTCGTAAATTTACACGATCATTTGCTCTTGGAGAATACATGGAAGTATCAACTGCAAACCTTACTGATGGAATGTTACACATTAACGTTGTAAGAAACATGCCAGAAGAAAAGAAGCCAAAAGTAATCAAGATCAAATAAATTTCAGGACGCTACCTGAGACAACCTGAGCAAGTTGCAAAAAGGCTCATTATTTGATATACTTGTAATACAAAACTTTAGGAGGTTTTCGTGGCAGTAAAGGGTTCATTAGAGGCAATCATTGAGGTTGCAAAGAAAGAAATTGGGACTATTGAAGGTCCAAAAGATAACGAAACAAAATACGGTGCATGGATGAAGGTCAACTTTCAACCTTGGTGCCAGTCATTTGTTTCTTGGTGTGCATTTACAGCAGGGGTGTCAAAGTTTCCAAAGTCTGCATCAACAGTAGCAGCATCAGATCAGTTTAAGAAAGAAGATCGTTGGGCAGATGCCCGTAATGATGATCCAACTCCAGGAGACTGGATTTATTTTGATTTTCCAGATGATGGCGTAAATCGTATTTCACATGTTGGTCTTTGTATTAAGAACAATGGTGATGGAACAATCCAGGTTATTGAAGGAAATACTTCAGGAACTGCAAAGGGAGACCAGCGCAATGGAGGAATGTGTGTAGAAAAAACTCGTGCATATGTAAAGAATAATAAGCCTAAGTTAATGAATGCAATTGTAGGTTGGGGTCGTCCAGTTTATGCTGGAGAAGAAAATCTTCCATTACTTTCTAAGGTTGGTTCATCTGACGCAGCGGTTAAACAAACAACACCAGCAACACCTGCTGTGGCAAAGGCTTTTATCCCACTTAAGGTTGGTTCAATGGGTACTGGAGTTAAGACTGTTCAAAAACTTCTTAAGTTAAAAGCAGATGGAGCCTTTGGTCCAGGAACTGAAAAGGCTGTTAAAGATTTTCAGTCTAAGAAAAATTTACCAGTAACAGGTATTGTTGACCAAGCAACACTTAAGGCAATTAAGGGTAAGTAATGCCTGTATATGATTATAAGTGCACACAGTGCTCTAGTTCTGTTGAATACAAAAGAGATTTTGGAGACAGTACAGAGCCAGTGTGTTGTAGTGAAGCAATGCAAAGACAATGGCAATCGCCAGGTGTGCTTTTTAACGGTACGGGATTTTATTCCACAGATAATAGAAAGCGGTAGTACAATATGAATACAATGATTGAGCAAGAAGAGCAAGTATGGCTTTTAGATGCAACAGATCGTTGTGATAGATGTGCTGCCCAAGCATATGTAAAAGTGATTGGAAACGTTGGAGAACTTCTTTTTTGTTCCCATCATTACAACAAAGTTGTTGATGATAAAATTGGGTATGAAAAAATAATGAAATTTATGGTTGAAGTCATTGATGAGAGAGTAAGATTGGAAAAATAATGGGATCAAGCAATAAAATACCTTTTAATGATACAGTTATTAAAAATGGTAGAATAGTAAGAATTCGTAAAGATGGACAAATAAAAGCAGATCTTGGTCCTTATCTTGGAAATAAATCAAAGGTGGTTAAACTAAATGAACAAAAATAAAATTATTGTATTTTTTTTAAGTTTTGGATTATTGGCTATCCCAATAAATTCTTTTGCTTCAAATACCATTTCTTTTAAAAATGCAAAAGATGCATTATATAATTTAAAAGTTGCAGATGAAATTCGCACAGGATACAAGCGTACACTATTTAAGCATTGGATTACTGTTAGTCGTGCAGGACAATTAGGGTGCGATTCACGTAAGTCAGTTATTATTGATGAAGCCTTAATTAAACCAACAGTTGGAAAAGATTGTGCACTTACTGGTGGAAAGTGGTTAAGCATCTATGATAATGTTGAAGTTACAGATGCGGGTAAATTAGATGTTGACCATATGGTTCCACTTGCAGAGGCATGGGATTCAGGTGCATCATCATGGACAGATCTTAAGAGACAACAGTATGCAAATGATATGACAGATCCACGTCATCTTATTGCTGTAACAGGTGCATCAAATAGATCTAAGAGTGATCAGGATCCAGCAGACTGGATGCCAACAAACAAAGCGTATGCCTGTGAATACATTACAAATTGGATTTCAATTAAAGTTCGTTGGTCATTAACAATTGATTCAAAAGAAAAAACAGCAATTGAGTCAATTCTCAAAAACTGTAAACCAACAAAAATTACAATAATCTCAATAAAATGAAGCACATACTTTATTTTACTGCCGAATGGTGTAATCCATGTAAACGTGTTCGTCCTATAGCAGAAGAGTTAGATAGAGACGGAATAATTAAATTTCAATACATTGATGCTGATGATAATGGAGATCTTTGTAGAAAATTTGAGATTAAAGCAATTCCTACTTTTATTTTAATTGAGGATGGTAATGAAATACGACGAACTAACGGAGCAAAAACTAAACAACAACTGGAAGAATTTATTTATGGATCCAATTGATGAAACCATAGAAATGTTAATCTTAACAGGCGCCCTTGAGGTTTCTGGTATTGATTCAAAAACTCAAAAACCATTGTATAAATTTAGTCCAATAATTAAAGACATAATGCCTGAATTATACGATGAACACCTTAATGAGATTAATCGTGACATTATGGGGCTTTGGGAAAAAGGGTTTTTAAATGTAAACTTTTTGGAGGAAGATCCAATGGTCACGCTTACGGATAAGGCTTTTGAAGACTTTGAAATTGAAAAAATTTCAAGGGAAGAACAAATATCGCTTATAGAAATCAAGAGACTTCTTCTTAAGTAATCTGCTATAATCATAGTATAGATTCAGGAGAACTATGCCATACCATATTGAAAGATCAGGCTCACAGTACGCCGTTGTAGACGACAAAGGTAAGACTGTAGGTACACACCCTACCAAGGGCAAGGCAGCGTCTCAGGTAAGGGCTTTATATGCCAACGTACCAGACGCTTCCAAAGAAGATGTTATTCGTTATGGAAGACGTAGAAGTGGTATTGGTGATTCACATTCAGGAATAAATACAGGAGGAGAAAGTATGTCAGCAGCAGATCAGATTAAAGAATTGGCAGCAGTAATTAAACAAATGATTGAAGAAATTCCTGGCGGAACTCCTCAAGAGCAAGAAGTAACATCACCAGGATACAAAGACTGTGGATGCGAAACATGCAAAGCAATGAATTGCGATTGCCCAGACTGTCCAGCATGTTCACCAAATAATATTGGTGAAGGTAAAGATGCAGAGTTTGAAGCAACAAAACCAAACACAGATGCATATGATAACTCAATTGGAAAATCACAACATCATACAATTTGGGGCGGATCAGTACTTGATCTAAGTCCATTTTATAAATAATAATTAAAGGGGTAAATTATGAATGAACTAACTCTAGAAGAGTTGAAACAACTTGTTGTCTTTTATAAGCAAAAGACTTCAGATCTTGAGTATGAAATTTTAAAGGTACAATTAATAATGAATAGAATTCCAGTCTCTCAAGATCAGCCTGTTGTAAAAAATAAAAAGTCTGAATAACTAATTTAGCATGAGTTTAAAGTATTTTGTTGTTGTTGGCTTGACATTGTGCTTTGCCTCATATATAATTTATAGAGGGAAAAGATTTAAAGTTTTTAAGGGTATAAGGTATAGTCAAAGCAGTATACACTTAATGATAAAAGATTTTCTTCCAAAAACTTTATATCAAAAACCAACACAAGAATCTCAATCATTAAAACATGTTGAGAAAAATACTGTTAAAGTTATTTTTATAGAAGATAAAGCATATTGGGTTAGTAATAATATTTTTTATTGCGCCGAAGCGGTCTCTGGTAATGTAAATATAGATACTACAACTCCAGTTGATACAACAAATATGTCTAAAAAAGATATTGACAAGATGTTATTTATATTAGATAACCTAAAGAATGGAAAAGGCAATGATAGTAGCAGTTCAGGGAACTAAAGACTTTAATGATTACCAAGTCTTTCTTCGTGCTATGGGTGTTGCAATGTCTGCAATGAAAGAAGAAGATAAAGAACTTTTAGTCTACTCGGCAGGTCCATCAAAAATTAATTCTATGGTTTCTGAATTTTGCAACCTCTCTGAAAGAGGTATGAAGGCTAGAGGTAAAAAGATTAAGTTCTTTAAGGTGCCACCATCTTATATTGAAGAAAATTTAGAATATGTAAACTACCTAGCATTTCTCAGCAAACCAAAAGAAACAGTTTCAAGATTAGTTGCAGAAGCCGAACTCAAAAATATTGAAATCGGAATTTTTAGATACTAAAGGATAAAAATGATAGTAAATAAATTAGAAGTAATGGAATCACTTGTAAAGAAAAATCGTAATCTGCGCTGGGATGGATGGAATGTTATTGATCTAAAAAGGTCTGATATTGGTCGCACATCTCCACAGGGTATAAGAGTAAATGGCGAATGGTACCTACATAAGGTTTATACAGTTGATCGTAATGGCTGGGATATTCCAAATAAGTATAAGGAGTAATCCTTGAAACAGCATTTATGGAAAGATAAGGCTAAGTGTCTTGGTTTAGACACAAATTTATATTTTGATAAATATGAAGATGATGTTGAATTAAGATCTAATATAGATAATTTTTGTGCTTCTTGTCCCGTTGCAAAAACATGTTTTGCAAACGGTGTTTCTGGGAAAGAATGGGGTGTTTGGGGTGGTGTATACTTGGAAAGTGGAGAAATTTCAAGGGAATTTAACAAACACAAGACTAAAGAGCAATGGGGTGAAGTATGGCAATCTCTAACAACGGAGATAAACTAACATCTTTTGAAGATGCTTGTTCAATACTTGCTGAACTATGGATAAACCATAGAGAAGAAAAAAAGTTTGAAGACTTTGTATCTTACAATGACTTAGGATTACCACTTGCTTTTTTGATTGACTCAGAGTTGGTGACAACAACTGAAATTGCTAATAAATATATTGAAGAAACATGGGATATTTTGTTAAAATCTCTTGAGATTAATGAAGATATTGGTTTTACATGTCTTGAAGATATACTTAACTATATTTCTAATGGAGATGCTTAATGTATACAGATCAAATGCGTCAGGCTGTTCACTCAATTATTGCTCCAAAAAATTTTGGTATTAACATTATTGATAATGATAGTTTTTTAACTATTAAACTTAATGAAAAAGATTTTATTGGCATGTTCCATGATCAAAAAATAGAAGCAGTTCAGTATGTAGCAAAAGTAAAAGATGCACTAGAACAAAATGGCGCAATTGTATTAGTAACAAGAGAGGTTCTAAAATGATAAAGAAGATGGTTAAACTTTTAATTGGAAAAATTAAATGTAAAAAAAATGGGCATACTCTTGAAGACTCAGTTTCTTGTCCATTTACTGGAAAATCATATAGAGGCTGTTCTACATGTGGGGAACTAATAACACTATGAGTATGACATTGATTATTTTGTCTATATGTTTGTTTTCTTTAACTGTTTCATACATTACTCTTGCATATAAATTTAATAAAGTTAGTGAACAATACAAAAAAATATTTGTTGAAATGATGGTTCTTGAAAAGTTAATTGATGATATTGAAGAATCTAAAATTAAAACAGACGAAAGCGTTCACAAAGAAAACTTTATTAAATTTTTATCTGATTCTCGTGATTGGGCATACAAATATATTGAAGATGTTCAGTCTGGATTAAATAATTTTATTAATGAAATAGAACCAGAGATTAATTACTTTAATGAATATGGTGACGTTGGCTCTATGTCACCAAATTACTATTCAATGAAAAAAATTGTAGCGGAGTATCAAAAATTAAAAACACTTTTACCAGCAGAAGAAGAATCAAAATGAAAGACATTATAATGTCAGTAATTACAGGTTTTGGATGTGGCGTAGCGTTCGCAGCATTCAAATTGCCAGTACCAGCACCACCAGTTTTTGCGGGAGTCGCAGGAATTATTGGTCTATGGATTGGCTTTACAGTTATAACTAATCTAATATCCTAGGAGGAAATTATGAATGAACAACTAAAGAAGGCACTTGCCTCATACGGACGATCAGTAATTGGTGCAGGTACAGCAATGTATGCTGCTGGAATCACTGATCCACAAACACTTGCATATTCATTGCTTGGTGCAATCGTGCCAGTGGCAATGAGGGCAATCAACCCTGCAGATTCAGCATTTGGCCGACTGCCAGATGTAAAGGTCGTAGACAAGGCTCTTAAGGCTGCCAAGGTAGTCAAGAAGGCTCCTGCAAAGAAGAAGCCAGCAGTAAAGAAGTAATTCTTTAGAGGGGGATATGTCTATCTGGCCTATCCCTCTCTTTCTTTTATACCATGACATACATATATCAAGATCAAATTAAACCAAGGTCTAGTACCGCTTTAATAATGTGCACGTACATTAGACTTACAAACATGCCTAAGTTGTTGCAAAAAATAAAAACTCAGAACAACAAAGACTTTGATTTTTATGTTGTAAATAATGCAATAAACCAAGACTTTAAGTTGACTGGATATTTTAAAAAATATGGAGAAGATCTTGGAGTAAATGTTTTTATAAAAAATTATGAAAACAAATATAAACAGTTTGCAAGGTTTTATCTTGCAAAAGAATTAGCAGAAGAAGGCTATGAAAAAATAATTTTTGTTGACGATGATGAGGTTTTACCAAATTCATTTATAGAAGATTGTTATGCACAGTATGATGAAAAATATGTAAAATCTTTTTATGCTCATACTTTTGATAAAGATTATTGGAAAAAGGTTAGATTAAAGCCAAGAGAGATAGGTAACTATGCTGGCACAGGTGGCTTGCTTTGTTCATCTAAAATATTTTTAGATGATAAATTGTTTGAGTGCCCAAAAGAGTATCACATCATTGATGATCTTTGGTTTTCACATTACATATTAAAGTTTACAGACTATAAAATAACTTTACTAGATACTCAAATTCAATTTATAAAAGATGATAAAGCAACTTTTGTTAACTTAATTGATCTTAAAAGAAATTTTTCAGCATCACATATTGTTAATAATATCTAGATATTGCTGTTTTAATTTATTTATATCAAAATTATTAATACCTATTTCTACTGCTTTTTTCTTTGACTCTGACTTATCTTTTAACTTTACGTAATTATCTATATAGTTTGCAAGAGTTCTTGCGTCAGCCTCATAAACATCAAGAGCCATTCTTGTCATAAGTTTGCCAATCTTTTGAGACTCAATTAGCCATTCTTCTGGCAGAATAAAATTATTTGGGGATATATCAGTCATAAATACTGGAAGGCCACTCATAAGGGCCTCATTCATAGGTAAACAAAGACCAGCATAACGCCTTGGAAGAACCATTGCGTCAAAACCACTATAAAGGTTTGCATTATTTTCTGTATTAGATGTGTCAATAATTAAACGAGAATCACGAAAATCAGTCTCAATTGGTGTTTGGCTTTTAATAACCAGTTCGTAATCCTCTTTTGAATACTTTAACATATCAATAACAGTACTGGTGCCATTTCTGTCTTTAGATGCAAACTTTCCTGCAACATGAAGGATCCTATTATGATTTTTTAAAACATTTGTTTCTCTTTGTAAAGAAAAAGAGTCTGGATCAAGAGGTGGAGGAAGGTATGCAATCTGCGTTTTATCTCCTAATACTTGCTTTACATGATCAATTTGCCACATGCTTGGTGAAAGCAAAAGATTAGGCATTCTCTGATCTGGATTAATAATTAGATCAAGAAACTCATAGTTATACTGAAGAATTGTTTTTACTTTTCTTTTTTCTGCAAGGCTTAAAAACATTTCACTATAAAAAGACTCACATGTTAATACAACATCAATTGCATCAAGAAACTGAACTATTTCTTCTCTTTTAGCAAATCCACTTCTTGTAGTTATACAATTATATTCACTATACCACTCAGGATGTTGTTGATTTTCATTAAAAGGTCTAGAGTCAATTAGCAGAATTTTATCTGGCTTTAACATATTTACAAGATTTCTTGTTTGATTGCCTAGCCCAGTGTTATCAGATCTTGCAATGATTCCTAGTCTCATTCTTTATAACCCCAGTCATCATCATCTGCTGTAAATTTTTGTGTGCCTTGACGACCATCTAAATGATAGGAACGTTTGATGTTTCCTTCTGGATGGTATATCCAAAGTTTATGGGCATCCCAACCATCATCTTGAACCTTACCATGAAATCTATCTTCAATAAAAGTTTTTTCTTCAGAAAATGGAAGGACAACATCACGATAATATTTTACGGTACTTAGATGAGGACGTTGACTCCACTGTGTAGTTTTCATAAAACCATCTTCAAGACCAAACATTAAGTAACTATGCTCATGAGGAATAACTGCTTCAAAATGAAAACGAATAGTATTGGCTTTATTATACTCAAGCATGTCTAAACATTTTTGCCAATCAATTTCACAGTCTGGAGTTATTGGAGCATCTCCTTCAACATAAAGCATCGCTGCAGTATTAATAAGATCAATTGTTCTTTTCATCATTGTGGTTTGGTGACAATGTTCATCAAAAATTACGGGTAAAACATTTTTCCATTCATGCATACACCTCCAAAGAACCTTACTCTTGTATTCATCGTAATTTGCTTTACGGGCCAAGCGTTCTTCACGCAAACCATCCATCTGTAAAATAATTTCATTATCAGGAAAATGTGATCTAATTGTAGAAATAGTTTCATCAATGATTGCTGTATCTGGGTGGCTTGGCAATATAGACGTGGCAACAACTATAGTTATGTCATTCTTGTTCATAAATATCCCTCATTATTTTTAAAGAAAAATCTCTTTTATACTTTAACCACCAGCATACCACCTGGTGCATATTATTAGGATAGTTTTTAATAAGTTCTGGCAGAAGTTTTTTTAGTTTATTCCAATCGTCAACCTTTGCAATTGGTATTTTTGTAGGGTAAACATAATTAAAATAATCAATCATTTCACCTTTTGAGTCAATAAGATCACCAATAGGTAAAGCAAGCATTTCTACTGCCTCAAAGAACCTAAAGGTATCTATAACCATAGCCCCAGCAGGGGCAGGAGCAACTCTTGTCTTTGATAGTGTACGGTAGTAGTCTTTGGGCTGTTCTCCCTTTGCAAAGCCTTCTGTGGGCTTATAAAGGGCATTTGGTAGGTTTGGCATTACCTTTGCTAACTCTTGTCTGCGTTGATGTGTTATTTGTCCCCCAAAATAAATATCGTATTGTTTAATAGGATAATCAGGCAAACTAGATTTTAGGTGTTGTGGTACACCAATAAAAAATTTATTATATTTTTCATGTTTTGCATGAGCATATTGAACCCAAATAGATATATTTGGATGATTAATTTTATCTACATCAAAAAGAGCACACTCATCGCCCGTAATAAATAGAACCGCTCTATCAAGGTTTTTAAGTTGCATAGAAATTTTATCTTCTTTTCCAGCATTTCCTTGTCCAGGAATAACTACAAACCCACGTTCTGCTTTAGGAATTTCTTTTACTACTAATTGCTTAACATTGTTTTTTTCAAATGTTTCTTTAAGCAATCCGTAATCCCATTTGCCATCTGCAGCATCAAGGGGATCAATAGAATAAATATATGCAGTAATCAATTAAGCACTCGCCAAAGTTTTTCTTCTGTAATTAATTTTTCAATAAGATCTTCATCTATGTATGACCGATTAGATGCTAACGTAATTTGTGAGTTGTAGGTATGAATTGCATCAACTTTATGTTTAGTAAAATTAACTGAAACATTTTCTAAATTATGAACAGATTTAAATTTATCTAGTCTTTGTTTATATAGTTCTGGATATGCTAACCTGTATGGAAGTTCTGCATAAATAAAATATGTTTTGTTATAATCTTTTATTAAAGTAAATAATGTTTCAGATAATAATACATGGTCTGGATGATGTATTCCTAATGGAATGTAAATATTTTCATAATTATTAATTATATTCTTTATCCAATTATTTAAATCATCTTCATTTTGTTTTCCATAAACATCATCTAAAAGATCGCTATTGATAACTTTTGCACCAATCATTGAGCAAGCAACATCATGTTCTTTTCTTAGTAGTGTGTGCTTTTTATATCCAACATCATCTGTTGGAATACCAGAAAACGCTGAAGCAATTGTAAAATTATTATCATTATTATCAATAATGTAATCACCTAAAGAAAAAATTGCGTCATCCGTATGAGGACAAAAGATAATACTACTCATAAAACAAATGAACCTCATGCTGATAATCAATTAATGTTTCGGTATACCCAATATCTTTAATAAAATTTCTTAGGTCATACAAGTATTCATTCCATTGTTGAATCATAAACTCAGGATGACCAGATAGCCAAATTTTAGGTTTGTATTCTCTTAGCACTTTTTCAGCACCACCAAGAACTCTCCACTCGCTACCCTCTACATCCAAAGAAATTGCGGTAGGTGGCTTAATCCCATGATCATAAACACAAGAATCTATAGTAATTTGTCCGTAACTCTCACCTTCAAGATATAGTTCTTTAAATCCATGGGCTGCTTCAATTACGTTATTAACTTCTGGAGGCCATTCATTATAATAAATTCTTGAAAGATTATTAATTTTATCAGATGCAAATCCAGGAATGCATGCCAACGGAAGTTCTAAATTATTTGCAGTCCAGGTTGCAGGAAAGTGTGACCATACTTTAGGGTTTGGTTCAAATAAAACTACCTCTGCACCCCACATTTGACATAGCGCTGGAAACTCTCCTTCTTCTGCACCAACGTAATAAACAACATCTCCTTTATTAATGTGTTCATGCATTGACTTTAGTCTAGGTTTTTCCCAACCATGTGGCTGGTACCAGTCTGGTCTATCTGCACGATGTTTAGGCAATATCATTTCAAACTCTCCATTTAAAACTGCTTTAACCATTTCTGTCATTTCATTGCCTCCATAAAATAGAATTCATGTTCCCGTGTATCAAGTTCATAAATTTTTTCATTTGATAACATTGTTTTTTTATATTTTACTTTTGTTATATTTTTAAACCCAGAGTCGTGTAGTTTATACTCTAACGCTTTATCTGTTAGTAATGATCTTGATGTTGAATACCACGTCAACCAAGCAGAAAAACGTCTGTCTAAATTGTCTTCAGAGTTAGGGAAAAAGTTAATGTTATTATTTTTATACGCATCAAATGCAGAAACAATATCTGGTAAACTAATTCTAACCACACCACCAGGCTTTAATACACGAACAAACTCTAGTAGTGTTGTTTTAATTTCAAGATGTGGTATTGCACATATTGTTGCATGTGAAACTATGATATCACAAGAGTTGTCTGGGATTAAATTTAAATTTTTGTGCTCAGTTTTATACTGAGGATCAACATCTATGTTTATCCAATTAAAAGGCTGAATGCTACCACAACCAAAGTTTATGTTCATTGTTGTATCCAATCCATCAAAGATATTTTTGGAGTCCATCCAGTTAAATCTTTAAACTTGGCATTAGATGCAAGAGTTTCTTGCACCTCACCAATTCTTGACGGTATAAATTTAATATCATTTGAAATCATATTAGCAATATCAAGTATAGCGTAGTTGCTTCCATACCCAATGTTATACACTTCACCAAATCCATTTTCAACCTCAGATGCAAGAATGTTTGCTTGTATTACATCTGATATATGAGTAAAATCTCTACGCTGAGATCCATTTCCAACTACGGTTAGTGGCTTTAACTCATGATATTGTTTTAAGAATAGTCCTATTACTGGGGCATACTGACCCTTTAATGGTTGTCTATCTCCATAAACATTAAAATATCTAAGGGATATAGTCTTTAATCCATAAAGGTTATAATAAACTCTTGCAAGGTTTTCACCAAAGACTTTAGCAGCAGAGTATGGAGTTAGTGGATCAGGTGATTGTGTTTCCTGGTTTGGAATTAGGGCTTTTTTTCCATAAGAAGAAGATGTGCTTGAATAGATTAATCTATCTACATTATTGACCCTACAAAGTTCAAGAACATTGGCTGTTCCTACTGCGTTTGATTGAATAGATTTTTTAGGATTTAATATTGCTGGCTGTATTCTTGCATCAGATGCGACATGAAATACGCAGTCAATATCTTTAAAGAGTGGGGCAATCAGATCATAATCACAAATGTCATACTTATAGTTTTGTGCTTTATTGTTCCAGTAGAATTGCTCATGACATTCTGCAGACTCATTATCAATACAAATAACATCGTGACCAAGACTAATTAACTTATCAACAAGGTTTGATCCAATAAAGCCTGCTCCTCCAGTTACCAAGCAATTCATCCAATTCCCAATTCTTTCAAGATTGCAGTCCACCTATGGACATAGGTGTGTTCTTTTTTTGTTCTTTCGTGCCCTGCAAATCTAATTAGTTCTCGTTCTTCATCATTCTCAAGATAATAATTAATTTTTTTTTCTAAGTTTTTTAGATTACCGTGCTCATACAAAACAATCTCTTTATCTGTGAACAAGTCCTCAAGGCCTTTGATGCGAGGGTAGATAGTAAAACCACCACGACCAGTACTCTCAAACATTCTATCACTTGTATAGTACGGATAGTTAAAGCCAATATTAAGACTATCTCCAATTGCTATCTTGCTACGAGCATAAATTTTATTTAATGCATCTCCACGAACTGTTCCAGTATCTCCATCTCCACCAACGTGAAGGAAGCGCTTGCCATATACTGATCTCAAGTGGTTTATTAATTGTGGACGGTAAGGGTATTCATGATGATACCCCTTACTTCCAACAAAGATAACATCATAATCAAATGTATTATCATATGCTGGATGAAGGTAACACTCTTTATCGTATACCCCAGCAGGAAGGAAGTGGCCTTTTACTTCTGTATTTTCGTTAAACCAGTCAGTCATTAGTTTATCTGTAGCAAAAAAATGACCAATGGTTTTATAGAATGGATCTTCTTCAAGGTCTTTTTGACGCTCAATTCCAAACCATAAATCAAGATGATAAGTCATTGTGGGAATATTTGCTTCTTTAAGTTTTAGTAAAACATTTTCCATACCAATGTTTCCAGGAGTATCCCAGCCGTGTGTATGAACCCAAATAAATAAATTGCTGTTTAAAGATTCACTAAGGATGCGCTGGCTTCTTGCTTCACGCTCCTGCATTTTAATGACGGTATGTCCAAGTGATTCAAGAGATTTTGCATGATGATTCTCACTACTATAGTCCACACCAAAGTTACCCAAAAAAACAATTCTAGCCAAGATTTACCCCTTTTAGTATATTATAGCAGCCAAAACTTCTTCATGTCTGGCAAATCTGCTGGATCTTTTGTAGGTATTCCAGCCTTTGCATATGCTGCTCTCATAGTTGCATTGTTATCAATTGCTAAATTTACCTGTGTTCTAAGTTTTTTTCCAACCTCATATTTATATTTAGCGGTATCTGCAGTTGAGCCAGGATTCATAATTAATCTAGAATACTTTACACCTGCTCTACGAAGTGCGGAAACTGTTTCTTTTCTTTGTGATTCATTTCTGCCAGTTACAATTATTAAACTGCCAGGTAGTGCATTAACATAATCAATAACTCTTTGTATTGGTTGATCGCCATTTCTTAGTAACGTATCATCAATATCAACTATTGTTGACATTTTACGCCATTACTGTTGGAAGTTCAGGCTCCATTGCATCTTCTGCTTCAGTTTCCATCATTTCTTCTTTTACTACTGCAGATAACTGCCAATGCCATTTTCCATGCATATCAATACGTTCTGCAAGGAAGTTCGCAACACCTTGTTCACGAGCAGCATCAGCAAGATCAAAAGCATCTTTAAGTTTTGCAAGAACTGCATCATTTGATCTTAAAAGGTCTAGTGCCATATCTTCAAACTCTGAGGTAACGTCTGTTTCTGATACAGTTGAAAGAGATGTTAAACGGGATAGTTTAAAAGGAGCATATGTATTTAGTCTACGAAGGTTTTCAGCAAATTCATCTGTTGCCTCTTCATAGTCATTATAAATCATCTCAAAAAATGTGTGTGCTTGGGGGAAATCATCACCCTCAACATTCCAGTGATAACCATGGGCTTTAAATTTAAGTGCCACTGTATCGGCAAGAAGTTCTTTTAGGGCTGCAATTAGTTGTTCCATATAATCATTGTACCACAATCTATGGTAAAATAGACGTTATGGCTGATACATATACCCCGAACGCTGGCATGAAGTCTGCTGCTAGACGAGCATTAAAATGGAAAGAAGATGGCAAGGCAACTGGTGCTGGAACACCTGTAGGTTGGGGTAGAGCAACAGATATCGTAAATGGTTCTGCAATGTCTCTTGATACAGTTAAAAGAATGTACTCATTTTTTTCAAGGCATGAAGTAGATAAAAAAGGTAAAGATTTCTACAATACGTCTAATCCCTCTAATGGTCGCATCATGTGGGATGCATGGGGTGGAGATGCTGGTTTCTCATGGTCAAGAGCGATTGTAAATAGAATGAAAGAATCATCAGATATTTTTATGAATTTTGGTAAGTTTGTTGGTGGTGCAGAGATGTTAACTACAATTTTTGGTATACAAAAAAATGAAAATAAAATTAAAGAAG